TCACAACCGTTGGCCTGACTAGCTATTCTTCCTTGATTGGTAAGTTTGTCAATGATGCCAAACGCCAGATTGAGGACGCCTACGATTGGAATGCGCTAGGCCAAGAAATCACTTTTACTACGACATCCGCCACGTACGAATATTCGTTGACCGGCGCAGGTCAGAAGTTCCGCGTTACCAGCGATCCACTAAACACCACCAGCAATGTCGTCATGGAAGTCATTCCTGTGGGTGAGATGCGGCGCAAGCAGAACCTGCAGCCACAAGTAACCGCTGTCCCTACCGAATACTGCTTTGAGGGTGTGGACGGCAACGGCGATGCCAAGGTGCAGCTGTGGGGTCGTCCTAACGGCATCTATACCATCAAGTTTTTCCTATCGGTTCCACAAGCTGCGCTGTCGTCGGACTCGACATCGGTGTTGGTGCCGGATGTGTTGGTAGCGCAAAACGCTTACGCCCGCGCCTTGGTTGAGCGCGGCGAAGACGGCGGTTTGAACTCGTCAGAAGCCTACGCGCTGTATAAGACCATGCTGTCAGATTACATTGCTTTGGAAGCCACGCGGTTCCCAGAAATGCAGGAGTTTTACCCCTCATGAGCCAGCCACTGCGCATCGATACGATCTCGGCGCCAGGCTTTTACGGCCTGAACACCCAAGATTCGCCGCTCGATTTGAACGCGGGGTTTGCTTTGGTGGCGACGAATTGCGTCATTGATCAGTATGGCCGGGTAGGCGCGAGAGAGGGTTGGGCTAAAGTCAACAGCAGCTCTGGCAATCTAGGTGCCAATGATGTGGGCGTCATCCATGAGCTGGTGGTGGCTGACGGTACGTACACGATTTTGTTTGCCGGCAATAACAAGATTTTCAAACTCGACGGCAGCAATGCAGTTGTCGAGTTGACCTACGGGGGAGGGGGTACCGCCCCAACGATCACGGCCAACAACTGGCAGTGCGCGTCGCTTAATGGCATTACGTATTTCTTCCAGACAGGCCATGACCCACTGATTTACGATCCAGCTGTTAGCACGACCACGTACCGCCGCGTCAGTGAGAAGACGGGTTACGCCGGCACGGTGCCGTCGGGCAATGTTGTCATATCAGCTTACGGTCGCCTATGGATCGCCAATACGGCGTCGGATAAGCAAACCCTGACGTTCTCTGATTTGCTGGCCGGTCATATTTATTCGGGCGGCACCTCCGGCACGTTGAATGTGAACAACGTATGGCCTGCTGGACCTGACGAGATTGTCGGTTTAGCTGCGCACAACAATTTCCTGATCATCTTTGGTAAGCGCCAGATTCTGGTTTACCAGGGCGCGACAGCACCGGCAACGATGTCGCTAAACGATACGGTGGTCGGCATTGGCTGCATCGCGCGCGACTCGATCCAACCTACTGCGACTGACGTTTTCTTCTTGTCTAACAGTGGTGTGCGCTCATTGATGCGCACGATCCAAGAAAAATCAGCGCCGTTCCGTGACATTAGTAAGAACGTGCGTAACGACTTGATGGGCATTATTGCTGGTGAGACGCTGGCTAATATCAAGGCCGTGTACTCGGAAATCAATGCGTTTTACCTGCTGACGTTGCCTACCAATCAGTCTGTCTACGTGTTTGATACGCGTGGGTACTTGCCTGATGGATCTGCGCGAGTGACGCAATGGACGTCGATTACGCCGTCGGCTTTGTTGTCGCGTCGCAATGGTGATTTGTTGCTAGGTCAAACTGGCTACATTGGTAAATACAGCACGTATCTGGATGACACAGCTGAGTATCGATTCCAGTACTACACCAATCACAGCGACTTGGGCGACCAAAGTGTTACGTCTATATTGAAGCGCATTGGTGTGATTGTGATTGGCGGCACAAATCAATACATCACAATTAAGTGGGGTTTTGATTTTAACGAAAACTATTTGTCGCAAAACACGCAAATTCCTACGCAAAGTGTTTCTGAATATGGAGTGGCAGAATATGGCGCTAATGGGGTTCCTGTCGCGCAGTACGCCGACGGTATTGCACTACAAACGCTATACGCGCAAGGTACGGGCACTGGCCGTATTGTTCAAACGGGCTACGAAGCTGACATCAATTCTTCGCCGTTGTCGATTCAAAAAATTGAGATTCTGTCGAAAAACGGAAGGGTGACATGAGTAACTACGTAAAATCCACGGACTTCGCCGCTAAAGATGCGCTGGCGTCTGGTAACGCGGCCAAGATTGTTAAGGGCACGGAGATTGACACCGAGTTCAATAATATTGCGACAGCCGTTGCGACTAAAGCCGATCTTGCCAGCCCTACGTTTACCGGCACGCCTACGCTTCCGACAGGCACGATAGCTGTTACGCAATCCACCTCTGACGACAGCACCAAGATAGCTACCACTGCGTTTGTGCAAGATATCGCTGACGCCATAAAAAGTGCGTTGTACCCAGTTGGCTCTATCTACACCAACGCAACTAGCAGCACCAATCCTGGCACGTTGTTAGGATTTGGTACGTGGACAGCGTTCGGTGCTGGTCGTGTCATGGTAGGTTTTGATTCCGGCAATGCGCTGTTTGATACAGCAGAAGAGACAGGTGGTTCGGCAAACGCAATTAACGTTAGCCACACCCACACGGCTACTTCTACAGTTACAGACCCAGGGCACATACATACTACGTTGGGCTATGGTTCCGGTAATAGTGCAACTTATGCAAATGGTGGTGGGGTTGCTCAAACCAATAACAGCACTGCATCAGCAACTACTGGTATTAGCGTATCTACTTCAATTAGCACTGAAGGTTCTAGCGGCACCAACGCAAACTACCAGCCGTACATTACGGTCTATATGTGGAAGCGCACAGCATGATCGTCGAAAATTTACTTGATCATCAGATTATCCATCACTTCTCTGATGGTATGTACGCCAAAGAGATGCGTGTAGAAGCAGGGCAAGCTATTTTAAAGCACACGCATGACTTTAGCCACTTGTCGATTCTGGCTAGAGGTCGTGTAGCCATGCTGATCGGCAATGAGATAGAAGTTATTGAAGCGCCTGCTTGCATAGATGTCAAAGCAGGTTTGGTACATGGCATAAAAGCCATTGAAGATTGTGTTTGGTATTGCATCCACGCCACCGACGAGAAAGATCCGGCGAAGGTGGATGAAGTTCTGATAAAGGGGTACTAACATGCCAGTAACGGCAGCACTTATCGGCGGCGGCGCCAGCCTCTTAGGCGGCATATTAGGTGGTAATGCGCAGAAACGTGCTGCGCAAATATCCGCTGACGCGCAACTAAAAGCCGCGCAAATTGCTGCCGAAGAGCAGCGTTTCCGCCCGGTCGGGGTAACCACACGGTTTGGCCAGAGCCAATTCCAGTTCAGTCCTGAAGGGCGATTGATTGGCGCTGGATACCAGATCGATCCGCGTCTGGCGGCGTACCAAGAACGCTTGGATACGTTGGCGGGGCAGCGGTTAGCTGAAGCCGAAATGGCGCCGGAAGCCTACGCGCCGTTGCGTCAAGCCGGGCAACAGCTATTTAAGTTAGGCGGCCAGTACATGGCGGAAACGCCTGATCAAGTTGCGCAGCGATACATGCAGCGCCAGCTCGATTTGCTCGCGCCTAGCCGCGAACGTCAGTATGCCCAGCTGCAAAATCAACTGTATCAAACTGGCCGTGGCGGCTTGGCCGTTGGTGGTACTGGTATGCGACCAGGCGGCAGCCCCGGTCTGGCTGCAGCCAACCCTGAGATGGAGGCGTATTACAACGCATTAGCCCAGCAGGACGCAGCACTAGCAGCGCAAGCGCAGCAAGAAGGCCAGCGTCAGTTGGCGTTTGGCACCGGTCTGTTTGGCCAAGGTGCCGGTTTGCTGGGTGGTTACGAGTCGGGTGTCACCGGCGCGCTGAATCCGTTCACGACCACAATAGGCGGCATCTCAACGTTGGAGAGCCTGGGTCAACAGCCGCTGGACATTGGTTCTGGGTTAGGTGGTCGGGCAGCGCAGGCAGGCGCCAACGTGGGTCAGTCGTTGTTGCAAGGCGGTCTAAGTGCAGCGCGTACAACACAG